AAAAGGTACTAAAAAATTATTTAAAACGCTTTTTTTCACATATAATATCCAAAATCAGCGTATTAAAAACGTTGAAATATCAACATTTATCAAAATCTATTAAGATTAATAATTCTATGATTGACTGTTTCATAATCCTATTATACCTTAAATTTCAAGGCTTTGCAAGATATAAGGTACTAAAAAGGTACTATTCTATCATAGAAACAAACTCTTCCTGCTTGCCGGGGTAAAGGTGTGAATATGTAGCAAGGGCTGTTTCGGGAGTATCGCCAAGTCTTTCAGCCACAAGCAGTATATTACAGCCAAGCTCAATCATCATGGAGGCGTGAGAATGCCTTAAATCGTGTATTCTCATTTCAGGGAACCCACACTCGCGGAGAGCTGCTTTAAATGGCCTTGTTGCTGTACTTCTGCTGATGTCAAAAAGCAAATCTGTCTTTTCCGCCTTATACATAGTTTCGATGTACTTCTGTACTTCATCTGCAAGGAATTTAGGCATTAAGACACTCCGTATAGAGTTCTGTGTCTTAGGGGCAGTAATAACATTTTCTCTGTCTCTGCTTTTGGTCACACTGATATTTTTCCCATCTATATCCCCGACTGTCAGGGCAAGGCATTCGCCAAACCTCAAACCTGTGTAAAAAAGCACATCAAAAAGAACCTTGTATTTAGCGTTGGGGAACTCTAATTGCTCATATTGCTGCTTTGTCAGTATAACATACTCTCGTTTTTCTTTCGGCACAATGTTTTTTGCAATCCTAACAGGGTTTTTTTGCAGACCGCAAAAGGATATACCCCAGTTGAATATAGCACTTAAAGTATCTACAATCTTCCTTATCGTGCTTGAAGCAAGCCCTTTATCCTTTAATGAATACTGCCACTCCTTAACCATAAGTGGAGTAATTTCAGACGCAGGGCAGTTAAAAACTCCAAAGATGTGGTATTTTGCCATTGAAAGAACTCTCTCGTATGTTGTTTTTCTTGCTCTTGCCTTTAAGTCCACAAGATATTTATTAACAAGGGTATCAAAGCTAATATCGTTGTTGACAGCAGCGTGATTTTCAATAAAATCTCTTTCCCACGCAAGAGCTTCTTTTCTCAAGTCAAAGCCTGACTTCTTCTTCTGCTTTCTTTCTCCCGAATAGTCTTTATAGTAGAACTTGCAGTACCATTTCCCGTTTTTGTCTTTATATGCAGGCATAATATAACTCCTTTACCAACACACGCTGCAAGCGTCATATCCTGCGCTCTCAGCTTCATAAGAACTTTCATAATACGATAAATCGTCTTTCCCCGACACATACTGGCACCATATATGATGATATTTTGAGCCTGTACGTGTAACGTAAGCATAATTTTCTTCCGAAACAGCGTCATTGTCATAACTGTAATCAGAGTTGCTTCGCAATTCCTGTTCGATTTCATCACGCAGCTGTTTGCTTATACATTGTCTGCAAGTTGTTGTGTATGTACCCTCAGTACTATTGTAATACAGATATATATTACGACCACAAGTGCTACAAACAGCGTATGTATCATCTTTATCTGTAACTTTGTACAGGAAGTAACCATTTAGAACTAACGATACGATAAGCGCAACAGTCAAGAATATCAAAGTAAATTTATTGTTCGTTTTCTTCTCTTCGTTCATTTCATCACCTATACATAATTATTATCTTATCCCTAAACCTGTCATACTCCAATTTTGCGAAGTCATTACCTCGAATAAAAATATAAGTATAGCTTCCCGGGCGTGAATAATCAAATCCCAGTACAACCATACTTTCCACATAAGTCCTTATAATTTCAGTAACGGGCAATCCGTCACAGTTCTTCGAAACTTTAATACTGTCATAAGTAATCTTACTGTATTCAGCCTTACGTCTGACAGCAGCAGGCGAAGTATTTGTAAACTCGCCAAAATTAATAATGGCGGTCTTTCCATAGCGTGCTAACTGATGTATGCATTCGTCATTGCAAGGCAATATGGTGCTCTCTGCATACGCAGTACACCTCTGTGACATTCCCACAATAATAAATGCACTTGTCGTGAGCATTACCGTCACAACGATACAGGACAGTATGCTTTTTAATTTTATCTTCACAGTGTAGCCTTTCTCGCTTTTATGCGTCTTGATAAATATCACACAGTCGTATAGATTGCTCAATATTATCAATAATAATTTTTCTGCTAAAGTCGTCCAGTGTGTCGCCTGAATATTCAACATTAGCGGAATTTCTTAGTAGAAACGCCAGTTTTGTAAGTTCCAACTTGACGTCAAATGGTGGTATTTCGGTTTGTTCCCCTTTTAGTATATAAGCTACAGGGGCTCCGAGATATGCACTCAGCTTGTTTAGGGCAGGAACAGACGGTACTGTATTTTTCCATTTGCAAGCGTTACCTCTAGGGAAGCCTATATCTCTTTCCATTTGAGCAACAGTTACTCCTTGTTTTTCGCACAATGCCTTTACTCTATCGTATACTGTTTCGCCCACGACAAAAACCTCCTTTCCTAAAAAAATATTAGACATACGCAAAAAACCTATTGACAGTCGTACCGATATACGCTAGAATAAGAGTGTGAGATACGACGCACAATCGTATCGAACTACGATTAAATCAGCGGCAAACTGAAATTCGAGCGGAATCAATACGGCAAAAGTGCCCAATTTAGTGTATGTAGTTGTTTGCGTATTATTAATGTACACCAGATTGCGTAAATTGTCAATATAAATTCGTATTTATTTCAGTGCTAAAATGTGGAAAGGAGTTGAGAATGGAAAAAGACGACAGGATAACACCTGAAACAATGCACAGATATTGCTGCCTAGATGAAGTTGACCCCGCACTTGACAGGCTTGTCAAGCACGAGGTCGAGAGCGCAAAGCACATCGGTTTTGCAAAAGGTTTATTTGTTGGTATTATCGCAGGACTGGCGACAGCATACATTATCGTTGCAAGCCTATAATGCCGGTTATGGCAGCAATTATGGCAGAAAGGAGAAAAGCTTGAAAACAGAAATTATTATCAAGAACATTGAAGAAGTGGCAAAACGCAAAGGGTTATCTATTGCGGCACTCGAAAGAAAAGCAGGACTTGCTAGAGGTCATTTCTACAAGCTGAAAAGCACAGCAATGCAGCTTGAAACTCTTGCAAGAATAGCAGACGCACTGGACGTTTCTGTTTCCTACCTGCTTAGAGAAAGAAAGGAGTAGAAATGTTAAAGAAAGGAGGCTTTTACACTGTACAAGATGTGATGAACATCTTAGGAGTTAAACAGTCTAAGGCTTACAGGGAGATTAGAAAACTCAACAATGAGCTAAAGGCAGATGGTTATATCACTATAGCAGGGAAAGTTCCTGCTAAGAAATTCAATGAGAGGTTTTACCAATGAAGAGGATAGGTAAGACGGGGGCAATACCCGTAATAGCATTTCTGCTGCTTATAAGCTGTACCCCTACCAGTGAAGTAGTAGACGCACAGGAAATGCCAAAAAATGAAACGACCGCCCCGGCTGTCGAAGTACAAAAATGGCAACCTTGGGCGGACATTCCGCTAAGCAATGAATTGCAGGAGTACATTCACACGCTATGTGAAGAACGTAATCTTGCATACTCGTTTATTATAGCATTGATTGAGGTTGAAAGCAACTTTAATTCTGACATTGTTTCAGCAACAAATGATTACGGCTTAATGCAGATTAACGCCTGTAATCACAGAGAAGATTTTGATTACTTAGACCCATACGACAATGTAACTATGGGAATCGAAATGCTGTCAGATTTAGCGGAAAAATACTCCGATGTTGAAAGCGTTTTAATGGCTTACAATCTTGGAGAAGCAGGAGCTGTAAACCTTTGGAATCAGGGCATTTACAGCACCGAATACACTAAAAAAGTATTAGACAGAAAACTGCAATATGAGAAAGGACATAGTGATTTATGAAATTACGAAAGCAAGACGGTGAGTTTGTAAACGCTTTAATAAACGGAATAGGAACGGGCGTTTTAAAACTTGAAATAATAACTTCGCCTATAGGTTTAAAAGTCGTAGTTGCTTCAAGTCAGAAAGGTGTTGACAAGTTGAAGGCTGAAGGAGCAACAGACGACTGTATAGAACAATGCAGAAATGTTATGAAAATGGCAGCGGCAGAGATTGGCGAAATTATAAAAAGTTGTGGTGTAGGAGAATTGATGTATGAGAGTACGAAGAAAGACGAGGAACAGCCAGTTACTGCTTGATTCGGGTAAATGCGACAAGCCGATGAAGCGGAGCAAGGAAGCTGCAGGTTGGGAATGTAAAGGAAACTGTCAGAACTGCTTCTGCTTCATCGTCAAGACAACAACAGGAGATTGGGAGCATATATCCCCAGTGATAGATAAATGAATAGTGGCTACTTAAAAATCTACAGGAAATGCAGAGAAAACTTTCTTTACATGGAAAAGCCTTTTGACAGGTGGCATGCTTTTGAGGACTTGCTTTTTATGGCACGACGATTCCCGGCAGATGTGATGATAAAGGGGAAAATGATACACCTAGAAGTTGGTCAATTGATAGTTGGAACTGATAAACTCGCAGAAAGATGGGGTTGGAGTAGGGGAAAAGTAACAAGGTATGTGACTACCCTTGAGACTCAAGGAATGATTGCGAAAATCGGTACAGCAAGCGGGACACTTATAACCATTGAAAATTACGGGTTATACCAGCTTGTCCGAACAGGAGATGATACAGCAGACGGTACAGCAGACGGTACAGCAGACGGTACAGCAGACGGTACACATAAAAAGAAAGAAAAGAAAGTAAGAAAGAAAGAAAGTAAGAATGTATTAATAACCCCCCATACCCCCCTTCTTACAGATTGCGGTGAGGAATTGCAGGAAGCAGTCAAGCGGTGGTTGGCTTACAAGCAGGAGCGAGGACAAGCCTATAAGCAAGTTGGGCTTGATACGCTGATTAAGAAAATTAAGAAGTCAGCTACCCAGTACGGCGAGAGCGTAGTAGTAGACCTTATAGACGAGTGTATCGCCAACAGGTATCAGGGCATAATTTGGGAAAGAATACAAAGGCGGAACAGCCTAGAGGACAGCTACAGGATGATGGAGGAATGGGCGAATGAGTAAGACAGAATTTTTAAAACTGGCAGAAGCGATTAAGACAGCCTACCCGAAAGAGGGACTGCTAGCCACCAAAGAAGCTATGCAGCTGTGGTATGCAATGCTTCAGGATATTGACTATCAGACAGCAGCGGCAGCAGTAAAGGCATATATCGCCGTTAAGAAGTTCCCGCCTACCATAGCAGACATAAGAGAAATGGCAACAGTAAGCGAGGTACAGGACTGGGGGACAGGTTGGCAGAAAACACTTAGCGTAATCCGAAAGTATGGGTGGTGCAGACAGAAAGAAGCACTTGAAGAACTTGACGAGCTCACAAGGCAGACAGTACAGCGGCTTGGCTATATGGAGCTGTGCACATCAGAAAACCTAATGGCAGACAGGGGTAATTTCAGAATGATTTACGAGGAGCTGTCAGCAAAAGAAAAGACAAGGGAAAAACTGCCCGAAAAACTAAGAAAGGAGCTAGGCAATGAAAGCAGAGGTATTACTGGACCTGCTAAGCGGCAAGCCAGTGACAAGGAGAGAGATTAGACAGCAGACAGGCTACCCCGACAGAGAGATTAGACAGGCTGTAAGAGATTTACGGCTCAGCGGAGTAAGGGTGGTGACAGCAGAGAACGGCGGTTACTACATAGCGAGAAGCGAAGAAGAATATATACCATTTCGCAATTCAATGATATCAAGAGTTGTGAAAATCATGGAAGTAGTTAACGCAATGGACAGAAACTTAAACGGGCAGGTGATATTGGAATGTACTGGTGTGAAGAATGCGGAGCAGTAGAAAAACCGCAATTCGCGTATGACAGTACCGGAATGTACGAGGTTTGCCCGAACTGCAAAGGTGAATTAACCCACGCCGACAGGTGCGGCTGCGGAAACTGGATAGACCCGACAGAGTTCATATGCGAGGACTGCAAGAAATTTATATCAAACATAGGCTTAACCCTGCAGGACGAGTTCGACAGACAGACAGGCAGAGAGGTGAGCGAGGAACATTTAAAGGAGTTAATGGAGAAATGGATAACTTAAAAATATATAACGCAGTACGAAAAGTGCCAAAGGAAGCGCAGAAACCGATAACCGCAGGAAGACTAAAAGGAATGACGGACATCAACCCGATGTGGCGAATTAAGACGTTAACAGAACAATTTGGCGTGTGCGGCATTGGTTGGTACTACCAAATAACAGACAAATGGATAGACAACGCAACAGCCAACGGCGAAATCACTGCAAATGTAGTTATTGACCTTTTCGTTAGAGTTGCAGGCGAATGGAGCAACGCTATTCAGGGCATAGGCGGCTCAAAGCTTGTTGCTTCTGAGAAAAACGGCTTATATGTCAATGATGAATGTTATAAAATGGCGCTTACAGATGCAATATCCGTAGCGTGCAAGTCACTAGGCGTGGGCGCGGACATTTATTGGCAGAAAGACAACACAAAATATAACGACGGCAAGAAAGCCAATGCTGCTGAAGAAAGAAAAGACGCAGAGAAGAAAAAAGAGCTTGAAACCACAGCTATAAGCGCAGCCGAAGCTAAAACCTTAAAGGGACTAATCGAGATGACTGGCACAGACGAGAAGAAGCTGCTGAAATCATACAAGGCGGCAACCATAGAAGCCCTTTCAAAGGCACAGTGGGCGCAGGCGGTTAAGATTTTAAGCGAGAGAAAAGAAAAACAGACAAGCGAAGTGCAGAACGCACTTTTCGGATAAGGAGAAAATTATGTTAATAAGCAGAAAAGCATTTGAGAAAGCGTTGGAAGACGAAAGACGCAAGGTTGACAATGAATGGATTAAACGCAACGAAAAAAGACAGAGTGAAGAATATTTCGAAAGACGATTTACACGATTAGAAGAAAGAGTTGGAATACTTGAACGGTCTGCAGGCAAAACGATTGACGAAGTTGACCAGTGCTGGATGACCAAAGGATAAGGAGTTAAGCAATGGAATTAAAAATCAAGGAGAACACATACACACCGATTGTGATAGAGAATTTTGACGAAATTAAATCACTGGTACAGGAGAAAGCAGACCATTATGCGAATATGGTCTACACCGAGGAAGATTTACCTCAGGCGAAGAAAGACAAGGCAACGCTGAATAAATTTATCAAGGCGATAGAGGACAGGCGGAAAGAAATTAAAAAAGCTTGTATGCAGCCGTATGAGAGTTTTGAAACTCAGATAAAAGAACTGGTTGCAATCTGTAATCAGCCTGTAAAGGCGATAGACGAATTTGTCAAAATGATTGACAGTCAGAACAAAGCAGATAAAAGAGCAGAAATCGAAAAACTGTACGAGGAGACAGACCACCCCGAATGGCTGAAACTGGAGCAAATATTCAACCCTAAGTGGCTAAATCAGACCGTAAAGGTATCTTTAGTCGATGAAGAGATAAAATCGCGTCTCAAGGCCATTGAGAGCGATATAAAGACTATTGCAACGCTAGAGTGTAGCTTTGAAGCACAGGAAGAATACAAGAGGTCACTAAGCCTAGCAGACGCAATCAGAGAGGGACAGCGAATTGCTGACATTCAGAAAGCAAAAGAGGGCGAGGTAAAACCTAAGATTGACTATTCAAACGAACAAAGAGAATGGATAGCGTTTAAGGTTTGTATCACTCCGACGGAAGCAAGAGAGCTGAAAGCGTGGTTAATTCAGAAAGGAATTGAAATACGTGCATAAGAGAGCGAAAGCCTGCGACATATCACAGGAAGTCAAAGCAAGGGTATGGGAGAGGGATAAAGGCTGCTGTATTATCTGCGGCAGTCCGATAGCCGCCCCGAACGCTCACTATATCCGCAGGTCACAAGGTGGGCTGGGAATTGAGCAGAACATTGTTACGCTCTGTATGGACTGTCACAACGAATTTGACAACGGAAGCGGTAAATACTCACAGGCGATTAAAAAAGCGGTCAGAGACTACTTACAAGGGCAGTACGACGACTGGAGCGAAAAAAATTTAGTTTACAACAAATGGAGGGAGTTTGAAGTATGAAAGGATATAAAGGATTTAAGCCGGGGTTGGTTTGCAGAGACAAACAATATGCGGAGAATACGATTTTTAAAGAGGACAGCGCGGAACCTTGCGTAAGAGGTATGCATTTTTGCGAGGATCCGTTCGAAGCGCTGAGATACTATCCAATAGTAGATAGCAACGGCAACTTCAACGAATTTGCGGAGGTAGAAGCGTTAGATACGCCTGCAACCGATGACGGCAAAAAATTTGCAAGCACAGAATTGAAAATTGGGGCAAAGCTCAGCTTTAAAGGGTTCATTGATGCCTGCATCAGTTTTGCACTCAAAAAAACAAAACTTGACAGTGGTGATTACGCTTGTATCGGCAGCAGTGGTGATGCCGCTTGTATCGGCAGCAGTGGTGATGCCGCTCGTATCGGCAGCAGTGGTTATGCCGCTCGTATCGGTAGCGCTGGTGATGCCGCTCGTATCGGCAGCAGTGGTTATGCCGCTCGTATCGGCAGCAGTGGTAATTACGCTCGTATCGGCAGCAGTGGTGATGCCGCTCGTATCGGCAGCAGTGGTGATTACGCTCGTATCGGCAGCAGTGGTAATGCCGCTGTGATTATGTGCGCAGGCAACAACAGCAAAGCCAAAGCTAAAAAAGGCAGTTGGATAACGCTTGCAGAATGGCAGAACATAAACGATGAATGGACGCCTGTATGCGTCAAGACGGAACAGGTAGACGGCAAAAGAATAAAAGAGGACACTTTTTATCAGCTTAAAGGCGGTGAGTTCGTGGAATGCGAATAACCGAAAAGAACATACTGCGAAGCGAAACGAACGCAAAGGAAGTAGTCCTGATGATAACAACTCCCGACAGGCAGGCGGCACAAGCCTTTATGGACCTTAAAGCTGAGGAAGTAGAGATAAAGCCGAAGAAGAAACGCCGCTCGCTTGACGCCAACGCCTATATGTGGGTGCTGTGTGACAAGATTGCAAAAGTAGCAGGAACGACTAAGGAAGCGGTCTATCTTGACACTATACGAGATGTGGGAGTATTTGATTATCTTATGGTATCCGACAAGGCGGTAGACGCATTCATCGACAAGTGGAAATCAAACGGTATCGGGTGGCACGCAGAGAAGCACCACAAGGCAAAGGTGGACAACTGCACTGTAGTAATAGCCTACTATGGGAGCAGTACATACGATACAAAGCAGATGTCAAGACTGGTAGATATGATAGTCCAAATAGCAAAGGAATTGAATATTGAAACAATGACACCTGCGGAATTAAAAAGATTAAAGGAGATGTGGAAATGATAGAAAAACTGATTGACGAAGAACTGCAGAATGCAAACAAAAAATTCCCGCTGTTTTCGTCCTGGCACGAAGCATATGCGGTAATACTTGAGGAAGTGGAAGAAGCAGATGAAGAAACCAACGTAATGTGTACTTTATATCTCGACAGACTATGGCAAGACATAAGGGCAAAAGCGTCAAGTGAAGCAGACAGATTTGAGGATATAGGCATAGTAAGAGGGCATGCAGTTAGAGCCATTGAGGAATTAATACAGGTAGCCGCTATGTGCGACAAGGCGGCAATGAGCTTAGGAAAGGAGAAAACGGAATGAACCAAGTAGTACTTATCGGTAGGCTCACCAAAGACGTAGAAGTTCGCTATACGCAGGACGAAATGGCAATCGCAAGATTTTCAATAGCAGTAGACAGATTTGCAAAGGGCGAAAAAAAAGCGGATTTTATCAATATTCTTGTATTTGGCAAGCAGGCGGAAAACTGCGAGAAATACCTTGCTAAAGGCAGAAAGGTAGCCATAGAGGGCAGAATACAGACAGGAAGTTATACAAAAGACGACGGAACAAAGGTATATACAACAGATGTTGTAGCAAACAGGGTAGAGTTCATCGAGTGGGGCGAGAAGAAAGAGGACGACACGCCACCGGGATTTGAAGCACTGGAAGAGGAGTCGATACCATTTTAATTATGGAGGTTTAAGATGAAATGGAAAGATATACCAAATTTTGCAGGCTATCAAGTTAGCGATACAGGACTTGTGAGAACGCACAACAAAATCACGCACACAGAGAAACACGGCGATAGACATTGGAAAGACAGAGTATTGAAGTTTAAAAACGCGCCCAAAGCCAAGAGAAATCAGCCGAGAGTTGACCTTTGGAAAGACGGAAAACCGTATTCTTTCATAGTCGCAAGATTAGTAGCGTTTACATTCTTAGAAGTAGATATAAGTAATCACGACTTGACAGTAAATCATATTGACGGAGATTGGAAAAATAACAATTTGTCTAACCTAGAGCTTATAAGTTTAGCCGATAATATTAGACACGGATTTGATAATGGACTGTATACAAGCTGCAACAAGGTAAAAGTGACTAACAAGTTAACAGGGGACGTGGTGTTTTGCAGAAGTCAGTCTGAAGGCGACAGAATAATTGGTCGAAAAGAGGGATACATATCGGCAATGAAAAAACAAAATAAAAACGAAAACGAGCAGTTTAAATGGCAACAATGCGACTTCTAGGAGGTAAAAATGCAAATCAAGAAAGGGAAATACATACTCAACAGCGACAAGAGCTGTTACTGGGTAAGCGAAATAAAGACCAGTAAGCAGGGGAAGGAGTACGAGGTAATCGTAAGCGGCTATCACCGAAAGATAGCAGACCTTGCAGACAGTTTTATAGAGGGCGCTGTGAGAGGTTCAGAAGCCGAGGACATAAAAACCCTTGTAAGCGAGATAAACAACGCTGTACAGGTCGCTCAAGACCTTGTAAGAGAGGTGCAGAATGAGAGGTAAAGCAGTAAGCGGTGAGGAATATATCAGACTGTGCGAGAAACACACAGCAAGTGAGATAGCGGAGATAATGGAAGTAAGCAAAGGGTTTGTATCAAAACTACAGGCGAAACACAAAGTCAAGCCAAAAAGAGAGTGCAGCGAGTGCCACAAGCGGTTTGACCCAGTACGCAACGAAAAAATGTGTCCTGAGTGCCGAAAGACAAAGAAATATCCAAAATACGAGCCACTAATCAAGCCGAAACCATACAGGAAGCCGAGGAAATCAAAAGCATTTCAGATTGAAGCAGAAATGCGAAAACAGGGCAAAAATTATGCCGACTGGCAGAAAGAAAGGACAATTGCAGAGTATGCAAGGGTGGAGATATGACAGAAAGAACGACAGGCGCAGGTGTAAGCGTTGTAGGAGTAATAACGATCGTCTTCGTTATATTAAAGTTAGTAGGAGTAATAAGTTGGAAATGGGTATGGGTATTTTCGCCAATATGGCTGTCAGCAGCCTTTGTGGTTGGAATTGGAATTTTGGCGCTAGTCGGCTTTTCAATAATTGCGATTGCGGATTTTGTAATCGAACTGGTGACGGGAAAGGAGTAAAAAATGCTTGAAGAAAAAATTTTAAAAGCTCAGGTGAGCAGGAATGAAGTATGAAACGAAACTAGTAGCAACAGAAGCATTTAAGTATGACGGGGATTTATTAGACAAAGATGTATAAGGAGGTTTATTATGTCAAGTTTATTGGACAGAATATCAGAACTTGAACAGCAACTGGCTGTGTTAAGAGCCGAAGCCGAGAAAGAGGAAAAAGAAAATAAAAGCACGAACAAAAGGTGGAGGGCTGAAAAGAGGGGTACATATTGGTTTGTAGACGGCGATGGGATACCCAAGTGGTGGCACGAATATAGCAGAGATATTGATGGTTTTTATTACGACACACATAACTATTTCCAAACTGAAGATGAAGCCCGGAGATACGCTAAAGTGCTTGAAGTAGAAAGACAGTTAAAGAGATTTGCTGATGAACACAATGATAAGATTGATTGGAATGATGGTAATTCAGTTAAATATTATTTGTACTATAACCATAGCGCACAATCAATATTTATAGCTATTGTTTCAGTTTTACAATATGCAAGAGTAATTTATTTTTCCTCAGAAGAAATCGCAGAACAGGCAATAAAAACAATCGGCGAAGAAGAAATTAAAGAATATCTCACATATGAATGGTAATTGATATAAGGAGAGAATAATGTTATTGAATTTTGTAGGTGCTAATATTACACCAGTACCATTAGGCAATTTAGAAACAGGACAAACTATAGTCTTTGACGGTATGCTGTTTATTGTGACTGATGAACCGCAAAGTGATGTACCCCATGACGTAATGTGTATCAGGTTATCCACGGGAGAGTCACTTACTTTATCTCTTGAGGATAAGGTAATACCTGTTGATACAGGATTGAATATCCTATCAGCAGATAGTAGTTTATTTTATAGGGAGGATATATAATATGCTGACAGTTATAGATATGGATGTTGTTAAACTTTGTGACAGCATAAATTGTAAACATAAGTGTTTTAGGTATCGTACTTGGTTAAAAGAGGAAAATTTGCGAATACATAATATACCTTATGAAATATATTCTACTTTACAAAATGATGATTGTTGCGGTGATAAAAGGAGGAAACAAAGGTGCGTAAACACATACTAACAGATGAGCAGATAAGACACACAAGTGATTGGCTTAGAGAGCAATATAATATCGCACTGAATTCTAACAGTTCAGTAGATATAGTATACTACGAAGGAGCTGTTAAAGCATTATCAAAAATGGGATTTTCTATATTTAATAATTTTGAAATTGTAATTAATGAAGAGCAAGACTAATGACTAATTATGAAAAGGAGGTAAACAATGAGCGACACATATTATAGAGACCAAGAAATAAAGTTCGTTTTGTCAGACTGTGTGGGTACTGGTTCAGAGTGTGACAAAGTGCTTTATAGTACGGTAGAAATATACATAGGTGATAATAACGAAACATCACCTGTTGTTGTAGGTGATACATTACAGGAAGTAATTAAACAGTTTGACAAATGGTGTGTTAATCATCATATAGGAAGTGAGGTGAAATAATGACGAACTTTGAAAGATACAAAGATGATATATATTTAATATTAGAACAAAAGGAAAATATAGCTTTCGATAAAGATATGAAAAAGGTTGTGTCTTGCTTAGGCTTCAAGTGTGTGAATTGTCTGTTTTCATATCATTATACTAAACATCTATATTGTTGTGATTTGAATAGGGTAAAGTGGTTAGTTGCAGAATACAAAGAACCTGAAGTTGATTGGTCTAAAGTACCGATTGATACGGCTGTACTAATTTCTGTAGATAATAAGAATTGGTTCAACCGATACTTTGCCGGTGTCAACGAAAAAGGACAACCTACAGTGTTCTGTTATGGGGCAACACAATGGAGTAATGGATACAAAGAACCCTGTCATTTTAAATATATAAAACTAGCGGAGGTGTCAGATGAAAAAAGTAAATAGAGCAAAACTCAGAGGTAGACCCCTAGATAGTGATTGTAAAAAAGCCTATAGAAGTACAGGCGAATATGGGAACGATGACCGTAGGGTTTTCTGCTATGGATATACGGATGCAATGACAGATGAATACTTAACGAAATGTAAAGAATGTGGAGCATTTGTGTATAATGCAAAACCGTTGGAGGTGGAATGATGAAGTATAGAACAAAATTAGTAACAGTAGAAGCGTTTAAGTATGACGGTGGATATATCGGCAGGTTGGTTGACATAAAGTTTACTGAGGAAGATATATCTCACATTGAAATAGCTGATGTATTGAATGAAGCACTATTTGATGAAGTAGGCGAAGTTTCAGAAAGTTGGGAGGTCACTGATGAACAGGATAAAGAAATTTCTCAAATAGCCGCAAAAGCTGTTATTGATTATATCAATAAGAACAATCTGCAACCACACTGCTATAAAGTTATCGACATAGAATTTATTGAGGCAGGTGGGCGAAAATGACTGAATATGAAACTATATTACAGCTGCAAAATTTAAGAGAGCACTGTAGAACGTTTAGCGATGGCGGAGAAATATGGCAGAAAGATATTGAAGCACTGGGTAATGCAATTAAAATTCTTGAAAGACAGCTTGCAGACGGTTGCACAGGCTGTGCATTCGTGAATGTAGAAGAATGGGAAATGCCTTGTGCTAAGTGCAAGAGAGGCTGCAAAGACTATTGGAGGGCGGTAATATATGACTAAAAAGTATCCGCAGATGAAACCACTTGTACGGCAGATGTGGCAAGGGAAGTTAATCAACCAGTTGAGGCAAGGGGAAGAGTTTTTGCAAACGTCCGCATGCGGAATACCAGACCAAGAAAGAAAGTTAATTATGGACGGCGATGAAGCTATAGCACAACTTAAAAAGCTAGTGGGTACTTGCGGTAACGAAAAAGACGTTGTTGCTTTAAACGTAGCGATAAACGCGATAAACGAGGTGTGGAATTGATACCAAGAGCAAAAAAACCGAAAAAGAAAGCGATACACAGACCTGCCAAGACGCCTTTTGAATACGTTAAGGCGACAAACTATCTGAATATCGCCGCAATGGTCAGAACCCTTGCTACAGTCTACGACTGGAACAAGGAACAGATTGATGAATTTATGGAATCTCATATGGCATTATTGCAGGAGATTTCAGACCATAGAACAAACATAAAGCGGTTTGTGGCGGACACCGAAGAACTTACCGGTGTGAATATTACAGACCTAATAGATAAGACCTGCGAGGTCATTGAAAGGAGCTGAAACGATGAAAATAAAAGATTTTATATTGCTCAACCCCTGCCCGAAATGCGGCGGCGACGCTGAGGCGGTTACAACGTGGTATGCAAACGGCGGCGACGGCTACACAAAGCAGGTCGTACGCTGTACAGTATGCGGCAAAAATGTCGCAAGAACAACTGGACAGGAAGCGGTCAAGGCGTGGAACAGTTTGAGATAAGGAGGGAAAAGTGATTTATATTGGAATAGATCCGGGCAAGAATGGCGGCATCGCCGTCCTAACACCCGAAATAGGCGGCGTGATAGCAGAAGCTTATAAGTACTCAGATGACAAGCTGATAGAGGTTATCAAGACAAGCGAGGGCAAGGCAAGGGCGTGTGTCGAGAGAGTGGCGGCAAGACCACAACAGGGCGTTGTAAGCATGTTTAGCTTCGGGCAGTCCTACGGAGCGATAAAAGGCATTTTACAGGCGCTAGACGTGCCGTATACGACAGTTACGCCGCAGAAGTGGAAGAAGTCCTTAAATGTCACAAAGGACAAGGGGACATCAATAGACAAGGCGAAAGAACTATACTCCGGAGTTAATCTGCTTGCAAGTCCACGCTGCCACAAGGACCACGACGGAATGGCGGAAGCCCTGCTGATAGCCACGTACGGCTACTGGAGCGGCATATGACAGGCGAAAAGTGTATATCCTGCAACGACAGATTCCCCGGCTGTCAGGACCATTGCGAGTACGGGAGAGCAGCAAAGGCAGAGCGGCTGCAGCGGAAAGACCAAAAAGAAAAGCAATCACAGAACGAGGCGCGCGACTACTACGCCGCCAAGAGATATAGGAGGTAGAAGTGCTTGAGAGTTACAGAAAAATCAACGTTGAAGAGTTCTTGAGAGATTACCGGGACAACTGCGCCAAGCTGGCAGAACTGAAAAGAGAAAAAGAGTACCTGCTAGGCGCTGCAGGCGTTGACACGACAAAAGAGACAGTTAAAGGCGCGCCAAGTTCGCCCACTGAAAACGCAGCGGTTGCAAGGGAACGAATAGACCGCAAGATAGCAGCCCTTGAGGAGTACTTCCGGGCGTTTAATGCGGCGATGGACTTCTTAGATGACACAGACAGGCAGATAGTCCAAGAGTTCTATGTCGCCAACAACCCGACAGCCCTATCAGCCACAATGCGGCTGCAGCGGTTAGGCTACAGCGACAGAGCTATCAGAGCGAAGCGAGAAAAGGCAATCAAGCGGTTGTATCACTTTTTCAATTAAATCGCTGTAAAACAAAAATAGCCCCCTTTACGGGGGCCTTGTGTTTAGAAGCAGCAGTATAATGGGCTGCCCTCTATGCCAAGCCTGTCGCGAACGTAGTCGCCAAGACAAGTGGCATACCTACAAGTTGCACAGCTTCCGCCAAATCTACAATCTGTGGAAACGCTGTCGCATTTTGGAGCGTTTTTAATTATTCGCTCCGCCTTTTTTATTTCAGTTTCTGTATACATTGTTACAGCTCCTTTCCTTGCTTTCTGTTGCCGCCTTTGTTCTCGGCGACACGAAAACTGTTGTGGTTTTCTCTATATTCTCGCAAGGCGGCCTTTATAAGACCTGCCTTGCTGTTTGTCTTCGCGAACATATCCAATATGTCCGCGTCTGTGCTGTGGTACAGGGTGACTGTCACCCTATCCGCGTTTGCTTTTTTCCAAGCGGCGTCCCGCTGATTTTTTGTTGCCATTCTTCACGCTCCCTCAAATCTTGCAATCCCAGTCGGGCAATAATCCGTGCCGTGTTTTTCGTCGAGTTCTCTAAGATATTTCTCAATTATGTCATTCTGTTTCTCGCAAATCTTAAAAAACGTATCGTATTCCCAGCTTTCTTCTTTCCAGAGGGTATACCCACTATGAGGGAAAAAGGCATTCGGGTTTTCTTCATTGAATTTATCGGCTCTTTCCTCCCATTCTTCTCTTTCTTCATCTGAGAGCAAGTCATAATAGTCCTCTTCGCCGGGCATATCACAGGAAATCAACAATTTCAATTCTGGCAATCCTACTTCTTTTAACTTATAACTCATGTTGTAATCATTGCAGTCGCTAAATTCATTCAGCAAATCAGCAGCGTTGCGGTTCCACATACTCTCGAATGAGCAGTGGAACTCGTGTCTTTTTGCGCATAGCTCCTGAATAACGTCGTGCTGTTCAGGTGTCAATGTTTTTATTTCCTCATTCTCTCTGTTCTTTCGTTCTACGTACTTTTCTTTTGCTTCCCACTTATCCATATTTACCTCGCTTACTCCTTTTCTTTTTATTATGCCCCCGTAAGGGGGCGAGTGTCAACCTGTTTCGCTCTTGCTCATCAGTGCCGGACTTTTACCGGCAGACAGGGGGGCTATATCCTAACCCCTAGCAACATACAATTGCGCTTTGCCTCGCAGAGTGTGAGCCAGTTCTCAGGGCTCATATCTGATATGTAGTTGGCTTTTGCTTTCATATATACCGCCTTTGCCGCGGCCTTTCTGTCTTCTAACTGCCTTAAATGTGTCATTTTACACCTCCCACGCTTCCGCTTCTTCTAATGTACGGAAGTATTTACCGCCGCCGCAGTAGCACCAAGTCTTACCGCCGTCTATGCTGCGCCATATCTGCGCATTGTAGTTATAACCGTCTACCGGAAGCTCTAGCTTCTTTATTTCTTTCTTTTCTAACATTTTTGTTTTCTCCTTTTCATTGCTTAGCTGTTGTTGTAACGGGCTGTTCCGTTGCTGTGATTACATAGTACAACGGGCTGTCCCGTTTGTCAACAGTTTTTTTAAAACTTTTTCAAACTTTTTTAAAAAAACCCCGCAAACCGTTGAAATTCCAACGAAAAAATTTTAAAAATGTGCCAACAGGAAGCCAAGCGGCGCGCATATAATGTATTATAATATATATAACAAAAGTATTTCTTCTACAACTGATTGTTTCATAGTTTTAAATTTACTCCTTGAAAGATATTCGGACGACAGCGGGACAAAATCCTGCTGTTTTTCGTTATGTTGGGGGAAAGGGGGCACATATGGCAGTAATAGAAAGCACAGCAGAAGTAATAAATATTAAAGACACAGCCCCTAAGGGCAAGAGTAGGAAATGTAAGACAGCAGAGGAGACCGCAGCATACAAGGGGAAGAGAGGCGAGAGCTTCTCAGGCAACAACGGCAAGTCCGGCAGAGGCAGGGGAACGGGCGCAGGCAATCCGAGAGCCTTTACCAGTGCAGATGATCTCATAGACAAGCAGATAGCATACTGTAAATATATCAAAGATACAGGATATACAGAGTACCCAACTAAGAACGGATTCGCTGAATGGCTAGAAGTAGACCCAAAAACTGTTTATTTAAGCATTAAACGCTACTATCCGGAAGTTCAAAAACAGTGGCAGGAGAACATAGAGCAAACCCTTGTAAACGGCGTAAATGCAGGGGTTTACCACGTCACAATGACTATTTTCATACTGAAAAACTGGTGTAACTGGGCGGACAGAAAAGAAAACATCACGACAGAGAAGAAGCCACAGATCGCAACAAAGGCAGAGCTAAAGGAGGCTATCACAGCCTATCTGCAGGCTCCAGTAGACGAATAAACATACAACCAATTGAATAAAAGTATCAGAATATCCCGAGGAAATACCTCAAAATATGAATAAATAGCGCATATTCATTGCATAAAGCAGTATAACAGAATATGCATAGATACAGCATACGCACCATAAAACAGCTAGAACCGTTGAAATACCAACGATTATAGGCATTATGAGTATGCAACTATTCCGAAGATAAGGATTTTCGGAATAGTTTAAACATACATATACCCTGAAGATTTTTTTTTGAGGGTATACGGGGGACTGGGGGATACCGGGGTACCGGGTAGTGAATACCGGTATAGTCCAAGTAGCAAGTATCGAATCCGAAAGACCCCCCTCGTCGAAACTCAGCCCCGTAGGTAGGGTACCTCACCCGTGCAACCCAATTTCAAAACACCCCCTACCCAAAAATAGGTGGTATGTGCCGACGTAGCTCAGATGGTAAGGCCTGTTAAGCACAAGGTCGCAGGTTCAAGTCCTGCTGTCGGCGCCAGCAATCCAAATTACCTCCGAAGCATTTCGGGAAAATCCTTTTAAGTCGTGGCAGGAGACTGAAAACCCTGCCTTTTTACATGAATGAAGAACAACTGTACCGAATGATACTGCAAAACGACTACGCAGAGTATGTGCAGTATACATCTAGGGGACAATGGAAAAAGACAAAATTTCATAGATACCTGTGCGAAGCAGTACAAAGCTTCATTGAAACCGATACGGGACATGCTGCAGACATACTTGTTTTATCGGTCCCGCCGCAACACGGCAAGTCAGTAACCATAACTGAGAGCCTAGTGTCATGGTATTTGGGAAAGCACCCGAACCACAGCTGCATAATAGCATCATACAATACAGACTTTGCAGAAAGGTTCGGCAGACGTAACAAAGAGAAGATAGAACAGTACGGAGAAGCGATATTCGGAATAGGTGTCGGCGGTAAAAGCTCCAATCAGGAGTTTGAATTAGACGGGACATCGGGCAGATGTATCTCAAGAGGTATGCTGTCGGGTATTACAGGTAACTCCGGTCACTTAATCATCATAGACGACCCTTTAAAGACAAAAGAGGAAGCATATTCGCAGACCACAAGGGACAAAATATGGGAAGAATGGAGTTTCTCTATCAAGTCACGTTATCAGGACAAAACAAAAGTAGTCGTGATAATGACGCGCTGGCACGATGATGACCTGGCAGGGCGGATAATCAAGAATGAAAACAATGTCACTGTAATAAACTTGCCTTTAGAAGCAGAAGCTGGTGATCCGTTAGGGCGTAAAGTCGGAGACGCTCTCTGCCCTGAACTTGGCAAAGACAACGCATGGGTAAAGGAATTCAAAGAGGGCTTCTTAAAGACCGAGGGCGGAACAATGGCGTGGAATGCACTTATGCAGGGACACCCCACATCAGAAGACGGCAACATGCTTAAAAGGGAGTGGTGGCAGTACTACGACGAACTGCCTGAATGCGGCGACTGGCTTATGAGCGTTGACGCAGCCTTTAAAGACGGAGACGACAACGACTACGTTGCAATACAGGTATGGGGCAAACGAGACGCCAACATGTATCTTATCGACAGAGTTAAAAAGCACCTTGACTTTCCGTCCACATTAAGAGAGATAAGACGTCTGAGAGGACTGTATCCGAAAGTTAAACAGGTACTGATAGAAGACAAGGCAAACGGTTCTGCTGCAATACAGGTTTTAAGACGTGAAATGCATGGTGTAATAGGAATCAATCCGCAGGGCGGTAAAGTATCAAGAGTAAACGCAGTATCGGGCGCAATAGAAAGCGGCAACGTATGGCTTCCGAAAAACAAAGCGTGGACACACGAATTTGTCGACGAATGCGCGGCGTTTCCTAACGGCGTGAACGATGACGAAGTAGACTGCTGCTCACAGGCCTTAACAAGATTTATGTATTATCGCGGCAAAGTGCCGGAGATGACAAAAAAGAAGAAGACACTATCCGACGTATTCAATATGGGTACGAAAAGAAAGAGATTAGACATAGGAGACAAAATCAATGTTGTATAGTTTATCAACGCTGTTACTTTGCATGGTAATGGCTTTTTTAGTTCCGTTAGTTGTCATAAAAGCATTTATAGCAGGCTTTAAGTTCCAAAAGGGAGAAGATATCCTTGTACCTAAAAAAAAGGCTGTAAAGGTCACTGAAGGCGACCTAGAGCGCAAAAGAAAGATACTTGAAGCCAACATAGAAAAATATGACGGCACATCTACAGGACAGATAGAGGTTAAATAATGGAAACAACATCAATATGGGTTAAATACCAAAAAGGTAAAGATTTCATCAATAAGAAAGCACTTATACAGAATACGCAGAAGAACTGGAACTTTTATTTAGGAAACCAGTGGGAGGGACTTGAAAGCGGCGGAGAGAAAATGCCGATGTTCAACTTCATCAAAGGCGTTGTAAAGTACAAAGTTGCGGTTATTTCACAAAACAAAATGGCTGCAAGGTATATAGATCCCGAAAGCCGCCCCGAGTACAAGGGAATATGCGAAGCACTGAACAAAAACTTTGAGAAACTGTGGGAAAACGGCAAATTTGACGTCAAATCGTGGAATACCGTCAAAGGCGCAGCTATAGTAGGCGACGCATATCTGTTTTGGGGCAATTCAGACGCTACAGACACACAGGTTTTGCCTAATGTAAACGTGCTTTTGGGTGACGAACAGCAGCCGGACCTGCAGAAACAGCCATACATTCTGATAATTGAGCGTTTAAGAGTAGGCGAGATTAAGCGAATGGCGAAGGAAAACGGCTTGCCGCAGGAGAAAATAGACCTTATTGTGCCGGACGAGGAAAAAGAGCTTGTCATAGGCGACAAAACAGAGGTTCAAAACCCCGATGACGAAAAATGCCTGTCAATTCTCTATATGGACAAAGACGAAAACGGCTATGTCAGAGTAGGCAGAGCAACAAAAACAGTCGAGTATGAGCCGGTAGAGCCTTTAACGAGAAAAAATCAGCGTGGAGAGGCTACAGGAGGCTTAAAGGCATACCCGATAGTAAGTTACATATGGGAAGACGCACCGAACTCAGCAAGAGGGCTTGGAGAAGTAGAACAGCTTATTCCAAACCAGCTTGAATTAAATAAAACGCTTGCAAGGCGTTCAATCACAGTAAAGCAGACAGCGTACCCGCGCATAGCGTATGACAGAAGTGTGATTGATAACGAAGAGGATATAAACAGAATAGGTGCTGCAATCGCATTAAACGGCGGCGGCGCACAGTCTGTATCGCAGATGATTTCATACTTAAACACAACGTCAATGTCAGCAGACGCACAGTATCTGTCAAACGACTTACTGGAGATAACGAGAGACCTTGCAGGTGCGGGAGATGCAGCAACAGGTAATGTAGACCCTGAGAAAGCCTCAGGAGAAGCTATCAATGCAGTAAAAGACGCTGCACAAATGCCATTAAATGAACAGGTGGCAAAATACAGCCAGTTTGTAACAGACATTGCATACATAGCATTAAACTTATGGTTTGCATACAACAAGGATATTACTGTCTCATACGAAGACGACTTCGGGCAGCGACAGGAACTGCAGATAACACAGGAAGATATAAACAATCTTCAGCCGAACATCAAGATAGACGTATCCTCAGACAGTCCTTGGAGCAAGCAGGCTGAACAGCAGGAGATAAAGGAACTGTTTATGCAGGGCCACATCACCTTAGAGGAATATACAGAGCTTATGCCGGACAACTCATACATTCCAAAAGCGAAACTGAAAATCATTCTTGACAAGAGAAAAAATCAGATGATGAATCAAACGCCTATGGGACAAATACCTATGGAACAGATGGAACAAATACCTGCAGAGCTTGACGACGACGAAGAGGCGGCGGCAATAGATGAAATGGCACTGCAGATGATGAACACAGAGGAACTTGACGATGAAGAAGAAGCTGCAGCTATAGACGAGGGTGCAATGCAGATAATGCAGGGCGAGGGCGCTGTAGACGAAAACGGCGAACTGACAGACGGAGCATTAGACGAAGACGCACTTGTAGAAAGACTGCTTGCCGAAGCAGAAGCCGCAGAATGGCAGAATAGCCGTTCAGTCAATAAAGAACTTAAAGAAATCCTTGATAAATGCCTTGAAGAGGGGCTTATCGACAAGGAAGATTACGAAAAGGCTTTGCAGAACGGCTTATCGGAAGAAGAAATTGAATACCTAAAGAGTTTACTCAGTTAATAAAGGACCTTAACAGGTCCTTTTATTATACAAATTTTAAAAAGAAGGAGACGTAAAAAATGAGCGAATATCTCGACAACATAGGCGCAGAAGAGCAGGAAGTCGCCGAACCTGCAGAAGAAGTTGTCACAGGCGAAGAAGAGCAGGAGGTCGCCGAACCTGCAGATAAGAGTGATGCCGCATTTGCGGAAATGAGACGTGAAAATGAGCGGTTAAGACTTGAAATTGCACGCAAAGATAAAGCATTAGGGTTTTACTTTGACGGAGACAACAAGGAAGTACAGGCAATAGCGCACGCTATGGGACAGGCTCCCGAAGATGTGCAGAAAGCACTTGATACTGACGCTGAGATTTCACAGTTAAGAGCAGACCTACAAAAGGAAAGGGCAGAGAGGGTAATGGAAAAAGACCTTGCCGAAATTCAGAAGATTGATTCCAACGTCAAATCTCTTGACGACTTAGGAGAAACTTACGCCAATTACATCAGAGCAGGCTTATCGGGAGTAGAGGCATACGCCGCAATAAAGGCAAAGGAAAACCTCAACACCGAAACGCCGCCTAAGACCATTGGCAACCTTTCAACAGAGCCTGCTAAAAAAGACTTTTTCACAAGTGAAGAAGTAGACAGAATGTCTCCTTCCGAACAACTTGCAAATCACGACGCCATTATGGCAAGTATGGCCAAATGGTAAAAAGAAAGGAATAAAAAATGAGCTTTAACAACTTCAAACCTCAGATATGGTCAAACGAGGTAATGACACAGCTTGAGAGAAAATGCGTTTTTGCAGGTCTTACAAACAGACAGTATGAGGGACAGGTAAAAAACGCAGGCGACAGCGTAAGAATACTTGGCGTTGCAAGACCTACAATCTCACAGGCAAACGAAACAAACTTTACACTTGCAGATCCGGAAGAAGTACCAACTTCCGCTACAACTCTTAACATCAATCAGATTAGAACATTCAACTATATGGTTGGTGATATAGACCAGCAGCAGATGAAAGGCAATTTAAAGCCTGTATTATCCGGAGAAACCACCAATGCACTTGCAGAGGAAATCGACAGCTATATTGCAGGAATGGCACTCACAAAGGAAGCTAAGCTGATGAACGCTTCGGCACTTAAGATTGAAACTGCAAACATCTTAACAGAGCTTGACAAGGCTTGGCAGTACCTTGTAGAGAACAACGTTCCTACATCTGAGACTATCAACGTAGTAATGTCGCCTAGATTCTGGGTGCTTTTAAAACAGAGAATCATCGACTTAGACACTGACAACTCTAAGTTAATCAAAACAGGACAGATGGCGAAATACTCAAACATGAACCTTATCATGTCAAACGCCGTTGCAACTACTAACGGCGGTGCTGTTGATAACATTATGGTTATGTCAGAAAAGGCGATTGCATATGTAAATCCGCTTACAAAGACAGAAGCCTACAGACCTGAAAAGAAAATGGCAGACGCTATTAAAGGATTCACTCTGTTTGACGCAAAAATCGTTAGACCTAAAGAACTTATCGTAATGAACGTTAAGTATGCGTAGAAAGGAGATAGAAAATGGCTAATACAAACGTGACACCTGTAAAGGTAAAAGACGTAAACACTATTTCTCCAAAACTGATAGACAACGCTGTAGCGGCAACGACTGACAACTTCATTGTAGACGTTGCACAGTCAATGGACAAAAAGCTTGTATTCATTGCTGACAACTCGGCAAGCACATCTGCAGCCACAACAATCACAGTTAAGGCAGGAGCAAATGTGGCAGGCGTAAACGACCTTACTCTTTCCGTACCAAAAGGGGAAAAGGCGTTTTTCCAGTTAGACAGCAACGCTTACATGAACGCAAGCGGCGTTAATAAAGGGAAAATCGTTATCGCAGTTAGTTCGGCAGACTGCAAACTGGCAGTAGCAGAGCTTCGATAGTTTAATGAGGGCAGTTTAATACTGCCCTCTTCTTTATTAGGAGAAAGACCTATGACGTGGTTAGAATTAAAAAACATAATCAAAACGCTTGGTTTTGAGGAAAATTCAATATTGACAGAATATCAGGAAATAATCATAAACGCCTGCAATCTCTCAGTATCGACAATAAATGATATTGTAGTATCACGACTTCAAGGCTACTTCAAATCACAGGACAAGGATTGGGTTAAGCCGGAGATAACGCCGTTCACAGCGGAAACTCCCGACGATTTTGAACTTGAAATGCCGAAACTGGTACACAAACTCGTACCGTACTTGGCGGCATATCATGTATGGCTTGACGATGACGAGCGAAAAGCAATCTACTACTACAATATGTATCAGGATATGAAAGATGAACTGGTAGGCGAATACACAAGAGCAATGAAAGCAACGATTGTTGGAGGGTATGACATATGAGCAAAATGAATGTTCCTGCCGCTCCCACACTTTATCATACATACTATAAGGAATTAAAAGGGGCTGACTTTTCAAGGGACAGAACAGAAGTTGACAGAAAGAGATCACCCGACCTTTTAAATATGATTTCTGATAACGGCGGAAACCCAATTAAAAGGCTAGGTTGGCGAAAAGTCGCAGACACATCGGGAGAGAAGATAGTAGACATATTCCACACAGGCGGCTCTTTTTATGTAATCACATCGTCGCACCTGTTTAAGTTCAGCGAATCGTGGGTAAAAGATGACACATTCACGATAACCCACACATCAACGAACCCAAAAGGCTTTGTGTTCGGCGGAAACATATACTTTTTCTTAGGCACAAAGATAATTTACATAGACACTTCAGACACATCACACACAATAGCAGACCTCACAGGTCAATATCCTGCAGGCGAAGCAAAGATACCGAGAGTATCAATTTCAAGAAGTCCCGCAGGAAAAGACGGCACATTACTGGAAGATGTCAATATGCTTACTCCTTGGCAGTGTAACACATTCTTAGGCGACAGTACATCAAAGGATTATATCTTATCGTCTAAGAAGATATTAAGCGGCGCAGAGTATATAAAGGTCTATGTAATGGATTCAAACGGCGAATTTCAGTTAAAGACCTATGGCACAGACTACACACTTCCTGCAGCTGTAGAAACAACAGGCAAGGGCGTAAACGGAGCAAGCTATACATTCAATGTGTGCGACGGAAAAATCACTTTTAAAGAAGCACACGCACCTGTAGTCACAGGACAGGACAATGTCAAGGTAGAGTTCATATCCTTTGACGAAAAAAACGGACTTTATAAGGACAGGAAAGGTATAACAAACCCATACGATGTTGTAACATATGGCTACTCAAAAGAAGATAGAGTATTCATCGTTTCATCGTCAGAGCGAAACAAGATATTCTACTCAGAGGTTGAAAGCGTGGCATACTTCCCTGACCTCAATTACCTCACTGTAGGTAACGTTACCGCTGACATAGTAGGCTTTGCACGAATGAGTTCATACCTTGCAGTAATCAAAGAGGAAGTTTCAACAGATTCAACAGTCTTTCTGATAAGCGGCACAACAGTAGAGAATCTGACAGCGTTTCAGTGTACGCCTGCAAAAGCAGGTGTCGGCGGAATCGCTCAAAAGTCCATTGCAATGCTAGGTGACGAGCCGCTGTTTCTATCTCAGACAGGAGTTTACGGCATATCCAACTACTATGTATCAAGTGAATACATAGTGCGAAACAGGTCATACCTGCTCGATAAGAAACTGTTAAAAGAGCCAAACCTTGATAAAGCAGTGGCGGTACAGTGGAACAGATACTACATTCTGTGCGTCAATTCACATTGTTATGTGCTAGACGGACGGAACAAGGCAAACGACAAGAACAACAACACAGACTTCTTATACGAGGGTTATTACTGGGAAGATGTCCCTGCAGTATGCTTTGCCAATATCGGAAATGAGCTGTTCTTCGGCACATCTGACGGGCGTATATGCAAGTTCAACTCAGACGTACCAAACATCACAGCGTACTGCGACAACGGCACAGCAACAATAGGTGACGCAGGAGAAATACTGCTTACAGACGGTAAAGCAATTAAATGTGTGTGGTCTACTCCGCTTGATGATGACAACTATCCACAGTACTTCAAAACGCTAAATAAGAAAGGCACACTGCTTACTCTTATGCCTTATGACAGAACAAGTGTTAAGGTACGGATAATTAAAGACGGAATAGAAGCCGCAGCACTTGAAACGGAAACCTTTGATATATTCAACTGGACCTTAATTGACTTCTCACGATTTACCTTTAACGGCAATACGACAGCACAAAACGACCACTTCAACAAGAAAATCAAGAAGTATGTCAGACTTCAGATAATACTTGAAAACGAGGGCATATATGAGCCTTTCGGAATACTCGGTATAACAAAGACCTACAGTGTAGGTAATTTCTCAAAGAACAGGAGATAGAAAATGGCGTTATTAAATGCAAAGATACTGGAAACAGAACGAAATGCTGTTTATGTCAAATCTGTACCCGGTGAAAGACTGACAGGAAATGTTCAGCAGAACAAAGATGTATTTGATAAGTTCCCACAGCTCATTATGGGTAAATATAATGACCTTGTAGACTTGCTCATATCTCTTAATCTTGACAACATAACAACAGACTTATCGGACAGATACACAAAGACAGAAGCAGACGCAAAAATAACAGAGGAAACCAACAGCCTTGTGGCTAATGTAACGATTAACACCGACACAGGAGTAATCACAGTTACAAAGAAAGACGGAACAGCTCAATCTGTAGATACTGCACTTGAGAAAGTTCCTGCAACATTTGAATTTGTAGAGGATACAGAAAACGATAAATACTACTTAAAGATAACAAATGTTGACGGCTCTACATCACAGACAGAAGTAACAAATCTGATGAACCAGTTTACATTTACTTCGGGTGATATTGTTACATTCTCACAAAATACAAACGGCACGACAACGACAATTACAGCCTCAATTAAGGCAGGCTCTGTCGGGTTTAACGAATTAAAAAGCGAAGTCAAGGCTTATATTGACACTAAGGCGGCTGATATTTCAGCAGACAAGGAAATAGTCCTTGCCGCTAAAACAGAGGTTCTTAATGCTTCTCAGAGCGTCACAGCCAACACTACAATAGTGCTTAATGCTAAAGATGACGCACAGGCTGCGGCGAACAAAGCCAAATCATACGCTGTCGGTGGCACAGGCACAAGAGAGGGCGAAGATACTGACAATGCACAGTATTATTCAAATCAGGCTAATTTAAGAGCTAATGATGCTCACGATTCGGCTGTAGCTGCAGAAGAAGCCAAAAACAAAGCACAGGAAATCGTAGGCGGCGATTTCCTTACTAAGACAGGTGACGGAAGCAATCTGACTGCGACTTTTACGGAAACGGCTTCAAGAACAAACATTGCAACAGGTGAAAAACTTTCTGTAATTTTCGGCAAGATAAAAAAGTTCTTCTCTGACTTAAAAACAGTAGCATTTACAGGCAGTTATACTGACCTGAGCAACAAACCGACAATACCTGAGAAGAATAAAGTGTTAACTGGCTCACTTACTGTCGCAGGGTGGACTGCTGAAACAGACGGTTTCAAGCAGACTTTAACTATATCGGGACTTGCTACAAGCGGATATACATATACAGTTTATCCTAATTCCGCACAGTATAAAGTGTGGACAGAAGCAGGAATATATGCTGATGATGTTACAACAGCTAACAGTATAACATTTCATTGCACCGAAAAGCCTACAGTTGCAGTATCAGTAAACATAAAGAAAGAGCAGGTGGGATAATGGGTAATGTAATCAATATGATAGGCGGCGGTGAAAATGTAAATGCCGAAGTCGCTACACAAAAAACAGATATTGAACTGCTTGCAAAACAGATAGCTTCTGTACAGCTAGACTTCAATTCAACATATGTATGGGGTAAATATACAGCTTCGGGCGGTGATTTACTTGATTATGTGTATTCTACAGATAGTTCAGCATATCCCGATGGCGGTACACAAGGCGGTTACTACTATAAGATTGTAAGACCTGTATTAACCGGTATATCAATCACTACACAGCCTACGAAAACAACATATGCTGTAGGCGGTAGCTTTGACAGCACAGGTATGGTAGTTACTGCAACATATGATACAGGAGCAACTAAGGAAGTTACAGGGTTTACACTCTCACCGCGAACATTCAGTTCGGCAGGAACTAAAACAGTAACAATATCCTATACAGAAAATGGTGTTACAAAGACTGCGACGCTAAGCGTAACTGTAATACAGGTTGGTAATTTTGCTACATCAACGTGGGCGGATATAAAAGCCGCAGTACAGGCAGGAATAAGCGGTTTAGATTTATCTGAATATTGGGCTGTAGGCGATACAAAATCAGTAACACTTACGACAAATGAAGTCATAGAATTACAGATAGCAGGGTTTAATCACGACACTTATTCAGACGGAGTAACAGCACCAGTAACATTTATTATGAAAGACTGCTTGAATACTAAGGCACAAATGAATAGTAGTGACACTAATGCAGGTGGCTATCCTGCTAGTGCTATGAAAACTTGGGTTGAGAATAATATATATGACAAACTACCTAGTGATTTGAAAGCTATAGTAGCACCTGTTAAAAAGAAATGGTATACGACCTACAATGATGCAAGTTCACTTAGCGAAGCAAACTATAATGTATGGCTATTGGCAGAAGCAGAAGTATTTGACAGTGTTTCTCTGACTGTTGGTAATGGCGAGGGTACGAAGTATCCTATATTTACTGATAATGCTAGTAGGATTAAGAAGGTTAATGGAACTCCTGATGCTTGGTGGTTGGGTTCGGGCGGCAAGAGCGACAGCGGCTTCTTTGTTCTTGTCTATTCCAGTAGCTATGTCGGTCCCAGCTACGCCAGTACCTCTTACGGCGTAGCGGCGGGCTTGTGTGTAAGATAAGGAGGTAATTATGAGCAATAAAAAAATACTACAAGGTCATAATAAAGCCTTAGAAAGTTTAGCTACTATAGCGGCTATACCACTTGAAAAAGCAGGATTGACAGCTTGGGCGAAATATAACTATTTGCCGAAAATAAATTTAACAAACCCTACATTTAAAGCAACCGTAACAAGCACGGGAATAACTATTACAGAGGCTTCGTTCGATTTATCTCTTTTAACGGAGGATAATTATAAAGAAATACTCGCTGGCTTTCATTACAAGAGTAATTCATATATGCATTTTGAATTGAACAGTTCAGGTACTCTTTATTTGTATTCCACATCCTCTAGTGCTAGTGAAGTCACAGGTTATAGTAACGGAGTAATTACAACAAAAACTATATATAACAACCTGGGAGAGTGGGATTTCATATATGACGGAGAAAAGGTTTTTAGAACAGAATCAAAAACTCTTGTTGGCTATGTAGTATCCGATGACGAAAACGCTTATCCTGATAAAGCTGTTCATACTGATGGATATTATTATGAGAAAGTTGAAGGCGGTATAACAGCTAAAATGTTCGGTTGTACAAAAATGGCAATTGATACTTTTGCGTTTACTGCGGACACACCAGTTAATGCTGCCATAAATCATTCGTTAGGTGAAAAACCTAAATACTTATTCATTCTTATAAATGCCGAGCCCGCATCTGTTTCGGCTACTCGTATAAAAAAATTTATAGGATTTGGAACCGATAACAGCGATTTAATGGGTTATATGCTATACAATGCAACCTCTATGATTTCGGTCTATTTCGTTGCTACCGACACAACTGTTAAGTCGTATACATCCAATTATTACTGGTATGGTGGAATAAAGTATACGGTTATAACAATGGCATAGAAAGGAGTATCTATGTATTACAAACAAGTAGAAAACAATATAATACTGTCAATAGGCACTTTAGAAGTTGCTAATGACAGTCTAACTGAAATAACAGAAACAGAGTACAAAAGTCTACTTTCAGTTATGGCAAATAAACCTGTGGACACACTCGAATATATTTATCGTCTTTCAGCAGAAACAAACCAGTACGAGCCGTTTACTCGTACTCACGATGAGACTGTTGACTGGTATGTAGGTAAAATTCTGAATGAGGAAATGATTATTGATGAAGTCCCCGAAACATACAGGGAAGAAGTAAAAGCTAAACTACCAAATAACGACTATGGTATTGACAATACAACTTATAATAACATAATTGACGATTACACTATGGAGTTAGTTGAGAAAGGAGTTATATAATGAGTACGTTTGTAGAATCATTAAAGAGATTATATAGTGAAAAACATTACATTACGCTAGACTATATACGTTCTCTGAAAGAAAAGAATAAGATAACACAGGAAGAATACGATTACATTGTTCCAGACGAAGTGTTAACTGTTGAGCAGTGTCTGAGTGAAATGGAAAGTGAGGTAGGAATCAATGGCTAGTGATAGAGAGAGATTAGATGCTATTAAAGCGGCTGTAAGAAATGATAAAGATACTCTTGCAGTTATTGAGGAAGTAGGTATCACTATAGAGGATAGACCGACTATTGCAACACCAAGACCTGGCTATAAATGGGTGCCATATCAAGCAACAGCAGGTGGAGTTATCACTTGGATAGAAGAAGCTGGTCCTACAGCAGAAGGAACAGCAGACAAACCTATTACATTCAAAGTAGGTATGGAAGTTAATGTAAACTATTATTACACAGATGGGGTGAAAAAATATGTTTGCATAAAGGGCGGTTTTCCACCGGAACTTGCTGAGGGTGAATACTTTACAGAAATATAAACAAATTGTCGGATAATGTGACACACTGCCACACCCAAAAATGCTATACTTAAATCGGGAGGTGGCACTATGAGTAACGCAGAGAAGTTCACACAAATACTCAGAGAGGGTATGGCAGAGCAAGACAGAAAAGACGCATACAAAGTATTAGAGATGTTGTGGGAGTACGACAGGCTCCCGAAATGGAAAAAGATAATTCACAGAATAAAACGCAGGCTTAAGTAGTCTGCGTTTTAGTTTGAAAGGATAAGTTATGGCTAAAAGCAAAAAGAACCCTCAAAATGGGCTGACTGGCACAATTAACGCTGTAAAAGGTTCACTTGGTGGCAACAAACCTGCGAATGCAATTGCGAGTGCCAAAAACTCACTGGCGAATGCGGCAAACAACGCCAAAGAAGCATATCAAGAAGCACAAGGCAGAGCGGCTTCGCAACAGGCACAATTGGCAGATGAACGAGAGCAACAGCGACAGCAGGAAGAGCGAGAAAAGCAAATGCAGGAGTTTTTAAACAACTACGCGCCATCTGTAGACTTTATGGGCGTCTACAACGACTATGCAAACAGAATGGGGAATATCCTGCAACAGCAGAAAGACGCACTAAGTCAGCAGACGACCTCAAAGGCAAGAAGTGCGTATGTCGCCAACGAACAGAGCAAAGCCGAGATACCAAGACTTTTATCAAACGCAGGGTTAAGCGGCGGAATTGCAGAAAAGGTAAGAGGAAACCAAGACACTTCATATCAGCAGAATATCGCAAACATACTAAGCGAGAACGCAACACAGGGAGCACAGCTTGAAAGAAACAACGCAAATCTTATCAGTGAAGCATACAAGGAAGCAATGAGCAATCAACAGGCTGTAGACAACGAGAGAGCACTTGCGGCACAGCAGTATGCAAACCAGTTAGCACTGCAGCAACAGCAACAGGAATACGCTAGACAGCAGGCGGAACAGGAAGCAGCCGCTTCAATAGCTTCTGCGTCACTTGGCAGGGTAAGCGGTGATATTTACAAGAAGAAAAACGGCAAAAAAGTGCTTTCAAGTTCGCAGGCTAATCAGATTGCTTCAATTTACAATACTGCAAAGTCAAGCGGGGCTTCACAGTCAACACTCAATCAGCTAGAATCCGCAATGACGGAAGCGGCAACACAGCGTTGGAATGAGAAGTACGGCTCAAAGAAAAATCCGTCAATATCATATAAAGCATACATCAAGAAATATGTTACTGACAGGATATCGTAGAAAGGACAAGCTATGAGCAGTAAAAAAAACGTGATACAAGACGCTTATAAATCAGGTCTATCGAACCTCTCAGGCGGTGGAGCGCTTAAAGGGTTAGGGCTTGCAAGTCTTGTAACAAAGGCTACAAGTCCTACAGACTTAACAAAATACTTAATGACAGGGGCAAACCTGATTAATACGGCGGGCAAAGTGAGAAGTGCAATAGACAAGGCAAATAATGCAAGCAGTAAGACAAGCGACGCAGGGGTTACCAACCCTACCGAGATACCAACAACGGTTTACCCGACAGTTACACCAAGAGCCAACTACTCAGATATGTATAGCGCATATGAACAGGCAATGAACGCAAGGGCAAACGCCTACAACGCACAGAGCAACGCTGAAGCGGCGGATATTGCACGACAGCTACAGATTATCGGAAATCAGAACAAAAACGCTCTATATGGCACTCAAGGCGTGAGAGGGCAAGATGTTTCTGAAACCTCACTTCTGCAAAACGAAATGTCGACAGGAACAACTCAAAGCGGTGTAAGGTCTGCCTATGATACAGCTATGAGAGAAGTTGGAATGTCAAAAGACCAAAACCTTGCAGAAACAGACAGGCTAATGGGAAATCAGCAGGCCAACTACGAAAACCAAAGGCAAGAGCTTGCAAACCAGTACCTAAGAGATGTTGACGACTTCAACAGGCAGAAAGAATACAACGCAGAATTAAAAGCCATATCGGACAAAGCCAACGACACAATCTACAAACAGCAGGCATTTGAGGACTTTGGCACAGATTACTCTACTGTAAAGGCTTACAACAAGGCAATATCCAAGCTGAAAAGGGATAAAACCCCGAGCAACGACTGGAAGATTAACTACCTTAGAGAAAAACGTGACGCACTTCAGAAAGAAGTTGACAAACAGAAACTTGCGGCACAGAAAAACGCATACAGCAAATCGCTCACCAAGTACAAATCAACAGACCAAATCGACAGAGCTATTGCCAAGATACTGTCAGACGGAAACACAAGCAATGACTGGAAGCTGCCATATCTGAACAAATACCGCACAATCCTCAACAGACAGGAAGTAGCAGCAAGGAAAGCTGCAAAAGCGGCTAAGAAAGGCAGGGGCAAAGGCGGCGGCGGTGGCAAAAGCAAGAGCCGCAGCAATAACAACAATAATAACAACAATAATAATAATGGCAACAACAAGAAGAAAAAGAAAGATAAATATGCGGGAGTTTCATTAGACAGCTCAAATAAATTCAATGTAAATTACTTTAACACTCCGGCAAACTTTGATGAAATCAACAGAGCCTTAAAGAAAATAAAGTAGGTGACTTATATGGCGACAATATTCGATAAACTGAATAAAAAAGCTGAAAAGGCAGCTGACAAAGGGGCGAAAAAGAAAAAGAAATATAACCCTCAAAAAAAGCAACAGGTAAAGAGCGGTTCCGTTTCTGTTGCTAAGAATAAAAAGAAAACCAGTAAAAACCTAACATCAAACGAAGCCTTACTTTTGCAGAACCTATCCCGTACAGGCTCAAAAAAAGTAGTAAAACAGGGTGTAAAAAACGCTGAAAAGACTTTAAGGACCTCAAAAGCAAAGACAAATGAGTATAAAAACCTCAGTAAAAAGACCGAAAGGAAGAAGTCAAAGCCAAGTAAGCAGTTATCATCTAACGAAAGTCTGTTACTGCAGAACTTAACAAGAACAGGTACGCCGAATGTAGTCAATAAAGGCTTAAAGGGTGCAGAGAAAACTTTACGAACCTCAAAAGCAAAGACAAATGAGTATAAAAACCTGAACAAGAGGGTAGCAAAGCAGGACGAAAAGTTTTTAAATTCCTCACCTTTTGCTTACGGCTTTATGGCGGGAACTTCGCCTATTCCGTTAAAGGAAACACTCGAACTGCAGACAGGTCAGAAAATCGACACGTCCAAAGCAGAGAAGTCTGTCGGTTACAAGGCAGGCTATATGGCAGGACTTGCGGGCGAATATGCTTTAACTGGCGGCGTTGCTAGAGGTGCTGTAGAGCAGAGTGTAAAGACAGCCTTAAAACAGGCAGGAAAAAAGGCAGGCAAAGAAGCGGTAAAGGATATCGCCAAAGAAGCAGGCAAGAAAAATCTTGCTAAGGTAGGAAAGAAAATGCTGACAGGTGCGGCGGCGGATACCATTACAGGCATACCTACAAATGCACTTGAAGCAGGCAAAGAGGCTTCCAAAGCACCTAAAGGCGAAAAGGGTAAGGAATTCGCAAAGTCACTGGCAGTAAATACAGCCTTTGATGTCGGTATGGGTGCTGCGGGTGAGGTTATTCCTGCGGCAATCAAGTCTGCCAAAGCAGCGAAAGCAAGCAGGAGTTCGTACATTCCTGCAAACACAGTGCCTAAAGAAAGCAAAAAGGTTTATAAAGAGTATACAAAAGCAAATAATAAGCAGATTGCGGACTATGCTAAAAAAGTTGAAAACAAAAATCAAGGCAAACAAAAATTTGTAGAAGTAACCAAAGTAAACAAGCCTAACTCAGACAAAATAAATGAGTTGACCGGTGTTGATACTACAGGCTATACCATTAAGCTGAGAGGACAAACTTTAGAACAGCATATAACGCCAAGACACGGAGCAAATGGCAAAGCCGACAAATCAATGGCTGATATAAACGACTTATCAAGAATGGGATACATAATAGATAATGCAGACAGAATAGATTATGTGTACGATAAGAACGGACGGCCAAAGGTGAGTAAGGAGTATACCAATAAAGACAGTTCGAGAGCAAACTTGATAATGTTTGAGAAGAAAATTGACGGACATTATTATGTTGTGACTGCTGTGCCCGACACAAAAGACAAGTCTCTGCAGGTAGTTAGTTCATATATAAAAAAGGCGGGTCAGACAGGAAATGAAAAAAACCTTTCCCAGTACGTCCGAAACGCTTCTGAAACCACTACCTTTAGTGACAGTGTAGCACCGTCCGCAACAGATGTCAAGCCTTTAGATGAGAGGTTGTCAGTCGTTAGAGAAGCAAGGGAAGAAGTTCCGAAAGCCTCAGAAAACATATCGTATGAGAATATAACACAACCCGAAATCATCAAAAAGGCTGAACAGCGAAAGGTCCAACAGGTGGCAATGGAGAAATCCGCACTGGAAAAAGACTTAGGCGCTGATATTAACAGGATAAAAGGCACAACGGAAGAAAACATCACAGAGTATGGCCAGTATGTTAAAAACGGAAAACGCACAAATGTACCACAGGCTACAGCATACGGGGAAACCTCACAGGCTGCAGTAAACATTCGTAACAGCAAAGAGTTTGAAAGTGCTAAAGAGGCTATCAACAAGGGTATAAACGAGGGAAGCTTTGCAAAGCATACAGAAAGTCAGAAAACAGCCTTATCAAACGCAGAGAAAACTATAGCTGATGACGGACTGGACGTTGCAGCCGGGAAAGTGGCAGGTTATACCGAAAGCACAGCCAAAGTGAAAAAAGAAGTTTCTCAAGATCAGATTATGTTAGGCTACAAGGTGGCGCAGAAATATCTTGACGAGGGCAATATTGAAAAGGCTGTAGATGTTTTATCTGATACAGCAATGATTGAAAGTGAAGCCGGTAGAGCGCTGCAGGCGGCAAGGATATTTTCTTCACTGACACCTGCAGGCAAAGTTAAATCCGTAACAAAGGCTGCCAACAAACTAAGCAAGGAAAAGAATGTTGACATAACACTCAACAATGAACTGCTTGAAAAGCTGTCAAAAGCTACAGACGCAGACGAAGCAGCAAGAATACAGAATGATATTGCTGTCGATATGTGGAACCAAGTACCGCCTACCATTATGGATAAAATCAATGCGTGGAGATATACAAGTATGTTATCATCGCCAAAAACACATATCCGTAACATGCTGGGCAATGCCATGTTTGTACCATTCAGAATAATATCAAACGGGCTGCAGGTGGGAATGGAAAAAGCCTTTGTAAAGGAAGCAAACAGAACAAGGGCGATATTAAACCCTGCAACAGACAAAAATCTTATAAAAATGGGAGCGGAAGATTACAAAAAAGTAGAATTTACGCTTAGAAACAATACAAAGTACATTGACACACGCAGACCTCAGGACGCAAGGGTATATAAACTTAAACCTTTAGAGAGTGCAAGAAAGTTCGTATCATGGTCTCTTGACGCAGAGGACGGATTGTTTATGAAGTACCACTACTCAAGAGCATATGCAAGGTATCTGAAAGCACAGAAAATCAAAGGAAAAGTTCCTGCAGAGGTGGCGGAAAAAGCAAGAGCCTTTGCTTCACAGGAAGCCTTAGAGGGAACATACAGAGACGCAAATGCATTATCTGATTTTCTCAACAATACAAGGAAATCGTGGGCGAACGCAGATAATAAAGTGTTGGCAAAACTCAGCACAATGATGTTAGATACCACAGTACCTTTTGTAAAAACTCCTGCCAACATCTTAAAGCAAGGTGTGAGATATTCACCTTTAGGGCTTGCTGAAGGTCTTGTAAGAACAGGAATATATGGTGTTAAAAAGTCATTCAGAAGCCCTGAACAGGTAAGTAAGATTATCAAAGAAATATCAGAGGGGCTTACAGGTACAGGAGTGACAGCCTTAGGAGCATATCTTGCTTATGAGGGACTGCTTAATACCTCAATGGATACACAGAGCAAAAAAGGGCAGTACGACAAGATGTTAGGCGAGCAAGAATACTCAGTCAACATAGGCGACTATACATACACTGTAGACTGGACCATACCGGCGTCAATGCCAATGATGATAGGTGCAGAGATAGCTAAGTTTACACAGGAAAAAGGACTGTCATTTGTCGATACGCTTAACGCCATAAGTAACATTGCAGAGCCTTTATTAAATCTGTCAATGCTTAGTGGTATCGAAAACACATTCAATACAGCCTTTTCGCAGGAAAGTACATTTAAAGAGATTGCCAAAAACACAGCAGAGGGTTATGTGTCGCAATTCTTCCCAACATTACTTTCGCAAATAGCCAAAACAACAACAGAAACAAGGAAATCAACGACAGCCACCAACAAATCACTAGCCGAAAGAGATATGAAAAGGTATCTTAATCAGCTCACAAACAAGATTCCGTTGGCAAACGAAAACCTTGCTGATTACATCAATCTGTGGGGCGGCAAAGAAACAAAGTATTCAAACTCGGACTATTTTGTAGCATTGTTACAGAATGTATTTTCTCCCGGCACTCTTAAAAAGAAAGAGACAACATCTGTTGATAGAGAGTTGCTATCTTTATATGACAGGCTAGATGACGATACTGCAAACACAATTATTCCGAAAAACACACCAAGCGGATATGGTGTAGCTTTTGCCGGCACAGAATATCAGATGTCAGAAAAGGATCTGCAAAAATATAAAGAGACGCGAGGCAGGCAATCATATGAAGAAGTTCACAAACTTATAAATACCAGCAAATATAGAAATATGAGCGACGAAGACAAGGCGAAAGCTATAAAGGAAATCTATAGCGACGCCGGGACATATGCAAAAGAAGAATTTTTGAGGTCGAAAGGCGTGTCTGACACAGATATCCAATTCAACAAATTGCATAAAGAAACAAAAGCAAAGTTCAACAATATGCCGTCAAATGTGACAAAAGAAGCGTATGTTGCTGTAATGAGTTCAAAAGGCAAGGCTAAAGCAGACACAGACGGAAACGGAAGCATACGACAGGTTGAAGCCGAGGCATATTTAGATACACTGCCATACTCAAACAGCGTTAAGGCGGAACTATGGCAAGCCTACAACGCAAGATGGGCGGCAAGAAATAACCCTTACAGATAGGAGAAAGAAGATGTTAACAACAACCCAAATTATCACAATTATTGGATTTATCTTTGCTTCAAATGGCTTTTGGGCGTTTCTTACAAACCGAAGTCAGCGGAAAAAAGTAAACCTTGAGCAAATGCAGACGGATATTGCTGTTCAGAAAAAATCAAACAAGGCACTACTACACGACAGGCTCACAGATGTCTGCCTTTTGTGTATACGGCGGCAGTACGTATTCCCTGATGAACTCGACAACATAGAGTATATGTTTGAGCCATATGAGGAATTAGGTGGAAACGGCACTGTTAAAAAATTAGTTAAAGACGTTAGAAAACTTCCTGTAAGGGAATAGAAAGGAGAAAAAAATGTCTAAGAAATGGTTAAAAGCTGCTCTCGTGAGGGCTGTAAAAACGATTGCACAGACAGCAGTTGCAACAATAGGCACTTCAATGGTTATCTCGGAGGTTAACTGGGTAATGGTAGCAAGTGCGTCAGTATTAGCAGGAGTAATTTCAATCTTAACTTCTGTTGCAGGACTGCCGGAAGTGGAGGACTAATATGCGAATCAATGTACATTGTGGGCATAACGCCGCAGGCAGGGTTGCCTGCGGCGCCGTGTCTATCTTAAACGAAAGCAGAGAGAACAGAAAAGTCGGAAAAGAAGTCATCAGACTTCTGAGAATTGATAATACTGTGTATGATTGTACGGTAGATAATGCGGAAGATGTGAACAAGAACCTACAGGAGATCATAGCAAAATGCAATGCTCACGAAGTTGACCTTGATGTTTCAATTCACTTTAACAGCGGAGCGAAAAACAAGAAAGGCAACGGTAAGGTTACTGGCACAGAAGTATGGGTTACCGAAAACAAGGGCATAAAAAGAGTTGTCGGCGAAAACATATGCAACAATATGAAACGATTAGGCTTTACGAATCGTGGGATAAAGAAAACAAGCGGACTTTATGTCCTTAATCACACAAAGGCAAAAGCAATTCTTATAGAGGTATGCTTCGTTGACGACTTAGACGACGCAAGGCTGTACCGCAAGGTAGGTTATAAGGCTGTGGCAAGAGCCATTGCGGAGGGAATTGTCGGCCACAAAATCGACGAAAGACCAAAGTATAAGGCGGTGAGGAATGTCAATATCAGAAAATCCCCTACAATCCACTCAGATAAGCTAGGAGCAATTAAAAAGGGTGAGGCAATAAAGGGTATACCCGTAGAGAATAACTGGCTGAAAACGGACAGGGGATATGTAAGAATCAAAGGCCTTAAAACATACTTAAAGAGGGAGAAATAATGCTAGCAACAGATGTTTTAAAAAGGCTGAAAAGGCAAAACTTAATTCTGACTATTGCAGTATGCGTACTGCTGATTAAGAAAAGAGGCTAACCAAAATTGAGAAAGGTAGTAAAGGTATGCGAATTTATTGAGCCGGAACTGGACCAGTTCAGGGCAATATGTAATTTCGTAGGGCTTGAAAAAGAAGTATTTGAATTAAGAGCAAGAGGTTATTCATTATATGAGATGTCAGATACACTTGACGTTGATTACGATACTGTCAAGAGAACAAGCCAAAAGGTCACGCACAAAATCATAAAAGCAATTCCATACACTTAATACACTCTTAACACACACTAATCTGTACGTGATTGGTGTGTGTTTTTTTATTATGCTGTAAGCGAAAGGAGATAAAGATATGTACGGTTTTAATCCTTATACAATGCCACAAGCCCCTGTGGGCGTGGTAAACAGCAACAGGGGGGAATTAATCAGAGTAACAGGTTTTGACGGTGCTAAAGCCTATCAGATGTCCCCTAACAGCAGTGTAGCACTCTTTGACAGCAACGAGGACATATTCTACGTCAAGACTACTGACGGAGCAGGCTTTCCTACAATCAGAGCTTTTAAGTTTACTCCAATGGAAACACAACAGCCTGCAAGTGAATTTGTAACAAGAGATGAATTTGAGAGATTAAGGCAGGAGGTATTAAGTTATGGCAAGCAGTTTGTTCCAAACGAAGAAGCTCAGCAATCAGAGTAACATAATGTCACTGATAAAGGGCAATCCGGTGCAGGCTTTAACAGGAATCCTGCAGAAAAACCCACAGATGAAAAACATGCTAGACGCTATGGTAAAAGGGAAAGATCCGAAAGAGGTCTTTTATCAGAAGTGCAATGAGATGGGATATGATCCGGAAGACATTTTAAAACTGATACGTTAGCCTTTAAGGCTTTTGTAAATAAACTCAGAAAGGGGTATTGAGATGGACAACAACTTATCACTAGCAGACATTGCAGCAGTAAGCGGCAAAGAGGGAGCAAGCGGCGGCGGACTATGGATATTCGCTCTGCTTATACTTTTACTTATCGGAGCAGGCGGCGGCGGCTTCTTTGGCGGGGGTGCAGCGTCAAATGCAATGACACAGGCTGATTTATGTATGAACTCACAGTTCCAGAACTTAAATCAGAATGTGAACGATATCGGGCAGAGACAGTTCATGCAGGCCAACGAGCACACTAAGGACATTGCCACAGCTTCGGCAGCAATGCTCACAGGCTTTGACACAGTAGGCTCTAAGATTGATAACTGCTGCTGCGAAACAAACAGAAATATCGACAGCGTAAAGTTCGATATGGCAAACTATGTAGCCTCTATTAATGCTACGTCTACAGCCAACGCACAGAAAATCTTAGATAAAATGTGCGAAAATCAGATGTCTGCAATGCAGAATGAAATTCAGACACTGAAACTGCAGCAGGCAATGTGCGGCGTTCCGAAAGTCAATCCTTACGGATATGGAATTGTACCGACATTCAGCGGCTGCGGAAATCTGACAAACATCTAGTCGAGGGGATAAAAGAGGTCTTACGGACCTCTTTTGAGAAAGGAGAAAAAAATGAGCTGTAAATCGGGAATATACACAGCAAACACTACACAGGGTACAGCCGTTGCTAACGGTGGAATATTACCTTTAGGTAATATCATCAGACGATACGGACAGCATATCAACTTAGGCGGTAACGGTATCACTCTTACAGGTGGCGGATATTACGATGTAGACGCTACAGTAACAGTAACAGCTGCAGCGGCAGGTCCTGTGTCAGTGGCATTATACTTAAACGGCGTTGCTGTGCCGGGAGCGGTTGCTACAGTAACAGCGGCAGCAGATGGGATTGTAACACTTCCTGTTTCTGCACTGGTAAGGCTTAACGGCTGTAATGCAGAGGGAACTCTTACTCTTGTAGTCGGCGGACAGGCTGTAACCACATACAACACAGCAATGGTTGTAGAGAAGATATAAGGCGGTGATGTTATGGGCTTAAGAGACATTACGGATAAAATCTACGCCTTAGACGACAAAGAGAAAAAGGAAAAGGCTAACGACCTTTACTACAAGTCAGCGCAAATGCTTAAACATCATAACCCGCAGGCGTATGAGCAGCTTGTCAGAGAAGCAGAAAATATCTTTTATGACATTGACGAAGAAAAGGCTGTACTGATAGTCAGGAAGATGATACCTTTCGGCGAGCGGTGGACTTACGACACAGTGAAACAGTTTATCGCCACAAAAGGAATTACAGACAGGTGCATTGAATACTACTTAGCGATGAATATGGCATACAATGACTATTACGAAGTGGCTGCCAAATACGGCAATGATAATGAGGATTACTTCTTTGACATAGCTAAAGCATTTGTAGATGATAAAGACGCAGTGCCGAATAAGGTTGCAAAATACTTTATGCTGACATAAAGACAAAAACCACAGTTTTACCTGTGGTTTTGTCTTATAAGAAAGGTCACATAAAAGTACTAAAAAGGTACTAAAAAATTATTTAAAACGCTTTTTTTCACATATAATATCCAAAATCAGCGTATTAAAAACGTTGAAATATCAACATTTATCAAAATCTATTAAGATTAATAATTCTATG